ATCTCAGCGAAGGAAGTGCTACCTGTGCCAAGTGCTTCAGCATCGGTAGTAGGCATACCACCACCAGCAAGTGCGGTACGACGGTCATCAGCTGCATTAGAGTCGGAACCTACAGCAGCAGAGTCCAGACCAGCAGGGTCAGTAGCAGTGTCTTGATCGAACGAAGAGTCACCAGAGAAACCAGTAATTGCTTCGTCAAACAGTGCTTCGTCACCAGAAGTAGCACCAGCACGGGTAGTCTTGTACTTGGACTTCATCGCAAAGATGAGACCAGTAGGACCAGTCATTGGCTGTACACCACATACATCGTATGCAATCAGGTTAGGCATAGCACGACGAACCAGCGAAATCAATACTGGATCAAAGTTCTGTACGTTACCTGTCTCAGTTCCTGCTTCGGAAATTACACCGAAAGAGGACTGCTGCGCTTCTTCACGCATAGCAATTTCTTGGTTTTCAAGGATCGCCGCAGTAACTTGTCTACGGTGATTGTCGGAAATAGGACCAGCAGTTTCTTCGTTAAGTACTGGAGCCCACTTATTTACGAGTTTATCGTAAGAAGTATTCGGAGTCATAATTGATACACCTTCTTAATTATTGTGGTTTATGTGTCTGTCTAAGTGCAGAAACGTAACGAGCCATAGAAGATGGAATTTCTTCTTCGTCTACAGATTCGTCAATCATTTCTTCACCTACAACAGATGGAGTTTTCTTTGTGAAGTAAGATTCTTTGATGGTAGATACTTTCATTGCGAAAGTTTCTTCATCTTCAAAATCAATATCTTCTGCTAGAGTTTTCAACTTCTCTACCTGTGTCTCAGCAAGATCACGGGAATGCTCACGAATGATTGCATCACGCTTGAGTTCTTCCAGTTCACCGGACATATGGATAGAGGATTCTGTGGTTTCGTTCAACTTCTCTTCAAGTTCACGAACCTGAGTGCCAAGCTCATCAACCAAATCAACTTTGGACTCTGGTACGTCTACATAAGACTCAGTGAACAGGTTCTTAAGACCAGTCATGAAGTCTTCTGCAAGTTCAGTGCGGAGACCATTCTCGATAGCGAGTTTGTTCTCTTCCATAAACTTTTCTACAACGTAGTTCAAGTATCCGTCGATTTGCTCTACCATTTCCTCACGGGTGGTTTTGAGTTCTTCGTCAAATTCTTCCTGAAGTTCAGATTCGATGCGAGATACTTCCTCAGATACCTTAGACTTAACGGCAGCTTCTACGATAACTGCTGCTTTGTCTTTAAAGGTCTCAGAGAGAGTTGCTTCAGATTCTACCAGAGCATTCATGTCAGCAGTTACATCAACATTTACTGCTGCAACTTTTTCATGAATTTCATCTGTATCAACATCTTCTGCGTCTACATCTTCTTTCATTTTCATGGCATTCATCATTTTGCCGTAAGATGCTTGAAGATCAGACTTCTTCATCTTACTCATTTCGCCATACATAGCATTGATCATGCCTGCTTTTGTTCCGGGCATTTTGTCAGCAACTTGGTCACCCTTGTTTGCTTCCCCACCGGGAACAGATGCTTTGCTTTTGACTGCTTTAGCAGCAGCGCCAACAGAAGCGATAGCAGCCGCTGGAGTTTCTACTCCATCTTTTGCTTCAGACACTTCTTCTGCTTCTACAGATTCTTCGGAAGTTTCTTCCTCAATAACCTCTTCAACAGATTCAATGTCTTCATACATTTCTTGATCGGACATTTCTATCTCCTATTAAAGATTAATCTTAGAGAGGAAATTTTTAAACTCCCGAATCTCAACCGCAGAACGGTCAGACCTAGAAGCATTATTAATTTCAGTCTCAATTTTTTCAAGTTCTTGAGCTTCCAGAACACCATTGTTCCAAATCCACTCTACACCTTCCATAATCCCATCAACGAAAGCTGACGGTGCAGAAGGGTCTTGCACGATGTCTACAGTGCTAAGAACAAAGTCTTTACCGACCATGTTCACACCATTTCTCTGCTCAAGAGTTCCCATACCACGAGTCGAAACACCTAGCTTAACTCCACCATCTAAGAGACCTTTAACAATCTGTCCATTAGGTGTGTCAAGAATAAGCGCTTTACCCATCACATCATTACCGTTCCACTTGAGTTCGGTGATACGATGAGATACTTTATCTAAGTTAATGATAGGACCAGCTGGATGATTTAATTCACCTACTGCACGTTGTGTGCGCACCTGTTCCGTATCATACTTAGAAACTGCATTCTCCAAGATTGCTCTTGGATAAATTCTACCATTTCGGTTCTTTTGTTCAGCTTGGGCAAAAATACCTTCGATTACATAATTCTTACCGCCGCCTTCTTTAGCTTCGATAATGTATTCAACATTTTCTGTATGTTCTGTAATCAGTTTCATTTGAAAATTCCACCTTGTCCAATTCTTTTGCCGCCTAATTTAGAAGAGCTTGCTCCACCGAGATTGCCCTTACTCATCATTTGTCCAAAATTTCGGGCAGACTTCATAGCCTCCCGTTCGTTCTCTTCAGTGTCAACAGTCTGGTTATCATACATGATATGGAAAGTATTATCTTTCTTTGTAATCATGACTTCACCACCCTTAGTGTCTAAGACCTTAACAATCTTGTGACCTTTAGGGGCAATGTTGAGACTAAATTCTTTAAATGTCTTCATCTGATTCTACTTCTGAATATTCTTGTTCGGATGATAAATTTGCTTCATCTTCTAGTTCAGCATCAGTAACATTATTAAAAACATAATTGGCAACACGGACCTTCTCATCATCTAAACGAGAGGTAAGTCTATCATTAACTAACTCTGCAAACTGCTTTTCAGCCTCTACAAAGTTCTTTGTTGTAACATTATTTAAAAAATCAACGATTTCAGTCATTTAATTGCCTCAATAAAAATTTCGTAATATTATTTATAAGATTCTATTCTTCGGGTTCTGGTTCTTCAATTTCACCAGATTTCTTTTCTTTATCAATCTGATCTGCCATTGTTTTAATGTCATCATCAGATAACATCAATACTTTCTTTTGAGTCCATTCTTTAGAATAGAATACACCAACATAAGGTTCTAAGTCTCTCAGCATATTTACACGTTCTCTTAGAATCTCAGCATCTTTAAGTTCTGTAAAGTAGTTATCAGTAATATACTCTACAGTAATATCACTTTTCCAAGATTCCCAATCTTCTTCGGTAATAATACCTTTAAGAAGAAGTTGCTTTTTGAGAATATTATAGAACAAGTCTGCAAATCTTCTACGCAGTCTGTCTACAAACTTTTGGAACTTAAACTCATCTCTAGTAATCTCAGTAGTTCTACCAAGAATACCACCACCACCTTGCTCTGGATCAAGTCTACTTACAGGAACATTAAGTGCCTTATAGAGTTTCTTTTGAAAATAAATGATATCATCAATCTCACCCAAGTTCTGACCGCCGGGGAGTGTAGAAATCTCTGTGCCTCTACCACCTTCACGTCTTGGTAACCAGAAGTCTTCCAGCATAGACATATGCTTAGAATCATTCTTAAGATCACCTGTGTTAGCATCATAGACCATCTTATTTCTATATCTGGTCATAATGTCTTTAAGGTATTGTTCAGCTTTACCTCTAGGCATATTACCTACATCAATATAGAAAATACGTCTTTCAGGCGCACGGGACAACCTGTAGATAACCAGAGCATCTTCCATCATACGCAACTGATTGATAGGTTTCAATGCTTTATGTAAGTAGGATACAACTTTCTTACGAGTAGAGTCTAACATACCACTAGTAACATAACTAATAGCATCAGGGTAAATCTTTACAGTAGTCCCACCCTTCATAGTACTAGCAAATCTTGTTTGGTTGGTATCAGAGTAAAGGAAATACTCATCAACCTTCTTAACAATATCCACACCAGTAGCAGGGTCTTTTTCTTTTTTAACTTCTTTTACTTTACGAATCTTTGTAGCATCAATAGGTCTAACTTCTTGAATACCACTTTGCGGTGACTTGGGGTCTACTACTAAGTGGTGATACACACGACCATCAACATAGTATCTACGGAAGATATCATGTGCATAGTTCTTAAAGTCTAGCATACCTAAGAGACCATCAAACTCTTCTTTGATTTGCTTCTTAATAGAATCTGTAGTGTCTACTTCATCAAGATTAAGTTCTACAATATCATCTTCACCTGAAATAACTTCATTAATAATATCTTCAACAGCAGCATCTACTTCAGGATGCATTGCAACTGTTCTGTATTGTCTAATTAAATCTTTATCGTCTTTTGCTTGCTCACCAGTCAAGTCAACATAGGAACCATAATGGCTTCCGGCAGCAGTGACATATCCTGCGCCATCATCATCTAATGGTGGTACAATAGACGGTAGTTGTTCTTTTTTCTTTTCGTTTCTAGCTCTAGAGATTTCAAACCCAAAGAGTTTTAAACTATTATCGTCTGCCAAAACATGTCTCCAAATATAATAATAGGGGAGAGTTCATTCTCCCCCCTATTTAGCACTTCTGTTAGGAAGTTGTGTTGGATTCCCAGTACTGGACTTGGAAAGTCACACCGAATTCCTCAATAGCTGCCGCTGGATCGTAGGACAGGTCAATTGGATCAATGTTAGTAGGGAAACAACCACGGAAGTTGTAAGTCTTAAGTGTAGAACCATCTCTATCTAGTTGTTCTACAATCAAGTCAGCCTGATAGTCTACAGGGTTAGTGAGACCACTGTTGTCAGAGTGAGCATTAATCCCATTCATCCAACGTTCCATTGCATTTCTTACATCAAAGTCAGTGTCGTTAATAATCGTTGGTGACCAAACATCAAATGTTCTGTCCCCAGCAATCTTAAGTTCACGACCCCTGAAAGGCACAATGATTTCAGACATGATAGAACCGGGCAGTTGAGCTGCCCGACACATAAACGAGGTAAGTTCTACGTTACCCCCTGCGTAACCCGGAAAGTTGATCGTTGCCTTGAATAGATTAGGTCTAGCACCGCCACCTTTCAGTTTTGCTTTGAAGTCATCGACTCCTAAAATAGCCATCTTTTATATCTCCTTAGTTAAGCGGTTTAGAATGACAGACCAACTACTTCTTCAAAGTCCACACCAGTTCTTACAGCCACAAAGTTAAGTGTGATGTAGTTAATAGAACGAGCAGGTTTGATGAAGATAGTAGCAATGAATTCGTTGCGGTCAATAATCTCAGGTGTGTTGTTTGTTTCGTCACAAATAACTCTGAAATCAGTGATACCACGGCGACCTTTTACTTCTCTCAGGAAAGGTTCTACAATGTTTACAAACTCTGCTCTTGTAAATTCATCGTTGAATTCAAAGAGAACAGACTTAGCAGCACGGGAGATTGCTCTTTCAAGAGTGAGGAACAAGCGGCGAACGTTAATACGGTCAAACGCAGAAGGTCTACGAAGCATGGTCTTATCACCAAACAAAGTAATACCAGAACCCGGAATGTTAGCAATTGGGTTTACGTTTGCTCTGTAGAGTCTGTCACGTTCTGCCTTTACAGGAGAATGTGCAATATCTACAGCACCAAAGTATTGTCCTCTTCTCAGACCCGCTGGCGAGAACCAAGGAGCAGTATTAAAGTCAGACTGTGCCATCAGACCAGCAGTAGAAGCAGCAGCTGGAATATTGATGTATTCGTCGTTATACTTGTCAAATACTTTTAACCAGTTGTTATCCAAGAAGGTATAAGAACTAGAAGGAAGTGTATTTGCGAATGCAATAGTATCTGCTACAGGAGTTGTAGTATTGATTACTGCATGCTTAGGTGGAGATGCAACTACAATACAATCTTTACGAGTTGTAGCAGCAATGCTATTCAAGTCTGTAATGATAGTATCTGCTTTTGTATTTTGAGCAGTATCAGTACCACCACTAACTGCCGGAGCAATTAAGAAGTCTACCTGATATGCATCAGCATCTTCGATTTTATCAAATGCTGTAGCATAAGCGCCAGCACCTAAAGATTGAGCATTTGCACCATTAGCAAGAGTGATAGTTTTCACTACCTGCTTAGAAGTAATCAATGCAAAATCAGTGCTTGTATCAGCATCTGTGCCAGCACCAGCAACTCTATAGTCAGAGTCAATGTTAGCAGCATCAGCAAGCCATACATAGGAAGACTGATTATTGATTACATCTGCAATGTAGTTGGTAGAACCATCTGCGTTCTTTGCATTAGATGCCAAAGATACGAATGGAAATGCTTCAAGAACAGTATTTTTAGTTCCAGTAAACTCACCACCTCTATCTACTACAGCAACATGAACTTCATCGTTGGTAGCAGTTTTGCCCGTTGCAAAAGGAGATGTAGCAGGAGCTTCGTTGAAACTATTTACAAGTCCCCAAGACGTAAATGCCGAATCTGCACCAGCATTAAATGGGCAGATTTGAATGTCAAGAGAGTTGCCCAAAGTTCCCGGATACTTTGCTAAGAACCCGTGGAAACCTTTAGAAGCAGCATCTAAGGCAGTTCCACGTCTATTGTCAAAGTCTGCTTCGTTAAGAATAGCAGGAGCATTAGAGTCTCTAGTTGAACCTACAACGTTGGCAAAACTGGAAACAGTATCGACATGGTATGCATTAAGTGCTGTGGAAGAACCACTATCTAAGGCACGAATTACTAAAAGTTGATCAGAATATTTTGAGAAGTATGCAGCGGAATGGAAGTCCACTGAATTATTGGTGTCAGGAGAAGCAAATTTCTCTACAAGGTCTGCTTCATTAAACACGTATGTTGGTACATCTACTGGACCCCAACGGAAGTTACCTGCGAAAACACCTGTGGTGGTTCCGACATTTGGTACATACCCTGTGAGGTCAATCTCACGGGTTACTACAGCTGGAGACAGAGAAGGCGTGAAAAAAGCCATGAGTCTTCCTCTTTTTCGTTTGGATTAATAATAAGTTATCCATAATAAGGTAGTTTCAAAACACAATATTATTTATAAATATCTGATCTTAGAACATTTCTGTTCTTTCTGAGGTCCAAACATCACCTCCAATTACTTCTGTTTCGTCTCTGTCTACACCATCATCAATGATGCCTACAGGGACAATATCGTCTTCAATCTCTTTATTACGCTGTTCATAAAGCATTTGTTTTATTGTCATATCAGTTTGATTAACAAATGCTTCACTACCAACATACCATGCAAACATAACCAAGTTCATTACTAGGTCATCATGGTTGCCATCAGATGCTTCAAAAGAATTGCCTCTTGCTTCAAATGTAGAACATTCACTAATCGTGTCTAGGTCTACGAGTTCAAGTCTCTTTTCTTCTACCAAGTCTTTGAGGTTAGAACAACCGATACGTTTGACTTTTCTATTCATAGTCATGCCAATAGCACCAGCTTTGATCATTGACTCTACATGAACATTTTCATATTCAATATCATAGTATAGTCCATTAGCAACTACAGAACCTGCATCATTAGATTCAATAATAGCATATGCTTCATTATATCTCTTTGCCCACTTGTGAATAATATCAGGGAAAAGAATAGGTGAAATCATATTGTTTCTATAACAAGCAACTTGCTTGAAAGGGTTAGTAGAAATATCAATAATATTAAATGTAGAATAATCCTGTCCACGACCTTTAGCAACATCTAC